ACCGTGCCATCGTTAGGCGCTCCTTCCTACCCTCCCCGTAGAAAAGCGCCACGCACGGACCAAGGACTATAATGAATATTCGCAAATTCGCACAGATTTTTGATGGTCTGAAGCAGGCGCACGGCACGTTTACGATTGAGTCAAAATCCAGTAGTGGCAAGACTCAAGGCAAGGCGAACGTAGTACGCGAACCACGGACCAAGGAGCATTGGGAAAGACACCTAGCGGGTCAGCAATCCATAGGGATTATTCCAATCAATGAGGACAATGCATGTCGCTGGGGCTGCATTGACATCGATCAATATAACTTTGATCACAAGGCGCTAATCGACAAGATCCAAGCAGCCAAGCTACCGTTGGTGGTGTGCCGATCTAAGTCGGGTGGTGCTCACGTATTTTTATTCACAGGTGAATTTATTCCGGCCAAGGACATGCAAGACGTGCTGACACAGTTAAGCGCGGGCCTTGGTTATGGCGGCAGTGAGATCTTTCCAAAGCAGATCAGCTTGAACCTAGAGCGTGGTGACGTCGGTAATTTTTTGAACATGCCGTACTTTGATCACGAGAACGGACTGCGGTACGGGTTCAACCCTGACGGTACAGCAGCCACGTTTGATGAGTTCTTAGAGCTTGTAGACCAGAACGTGCAGACGCACGAGCAGGCGCTGGCTTTGGTGGTGGAGCAAGATGCCGCACTACCGATACCGGACGGTCCACCTTGCTTACAGATCTTGTGCAAAGAGGGCATCGGTGAAGGCGCTAGGAACAACGGACTTTTTAATCTTGGGGTATACCTGCGCAAGGCACACCCAGAGACGTGGGAGTCGGAGATCCTGACCCACAACATGAATTTCATTCATCCACCTCTGCCGTTGGGTGAAGTCAACACGGTTGCCAAGCAGCTAGAGCGTAAGGACTACGCCTACAAGTGCCGTGATGCCCCGATCAACGCGTACTGTAACCCGGAGCTTTGCAAGACGCGTAAGTTTGGAATCGATGCAGCCACGTCTGGGGTACAGATAGCCAACTTGCGTAAGTACAACAGTGTACCACCTGTGTGGTTCTTGGACGTTCAAGGCAAACCATTAGAGCTTGCGACCGACGATCTGATGGTGCAGTCAGCCTTCCAGAAGGCATGTGTTGATCAGTTGAACTTTTTCCCCCGGACCGTGCAAAAAGCGCAGTGGGAGCAGCGTATCAACGCTCTGCTCAACGAAATGAGTGACACCGAGGGCCACGTGATCGAAGTAAGCCAAGACGTTAGCGTCAACGGGCAGTTTGCCGATCACTTGGAGGAGTTTTGTACAGGGCATCAAGCTGCGGATGAGAAGGAGCAGATCTTACTCAAGCGGCCATGGACAGATGACGACCAGAAGGAGACTTACTTTCGGCTGAAAGATCTTGAGGCCCACCTGATCAAAGCGAACTTCAAGGTCTACAAAACACACCAAATCGCGCAGCGTTTGCGGGACGTGAACGGCGAGGCAACGCAATTACGCATTCAAGGTAAGGTGGTACGGTTGTGGAAGATACCTGCGCATGAGCAGGCTGTAAGTCGCATAGAGCCGCCTAGCTTTGGGGGCACTGAAGAGGAGATACCGTTTTGATTATTTTAGAAGGTTTTGACGCAGCTATTCTGGGCGTGGGTGAGTCAGCAGGATGGGACTCGCCTCGTGTTGTTTACGATTACCAGAAATGCTTGGACGTTCTAATGGAGCAGAACAATTGGGAACGCGAGGATGCAATAGAATGGATGGATTACAATGTGATCAACGCCTATATGGGAAAAGGCAACCCTGTCTTTGTGTTTCCGAGTCAAGATTTAGCTGAACTAGCTTTTGAAATCAGAGAAGGGATGCTGCACTGATGCAAAGAATCTTCGGGCCGCCGGGCACGGGCAAAACTACAACGCTCCTCAATCTTGTAGAGTCGGAGCTAGCAAAAGGCACGTATCCGGGGCACATCGCTTTCTTTGCCTTCACGCGCAAAGCGGCAAATGAGGCCAAGGACCGAGCAGCGAAACGTTTTGGGCTTGATCCAAAAAACGATCTGCCGTACTTCCGGACACTACACAGTCTGGCATTTCATCTGACGGGGCTACGCAACGATCAGTTGATGACAGCAGAGCATTATCACGAGGTAGAAAAGGTCACAGGGGTCAACTTCATGGAGGGTAGCGTGTCCTCTCGGCACGAGGTCGAAGAGGATCTGAGCAACAGTCTGAAAAAAGAAACCCCGTTGCTGCGTTTGATCACACTGGCACGTCTGAAGATGAATCCACTCAAGGACGAGTACAACCTGAGTGATCTTGACCAGCCATGGATCGAAGTCGATTACGCCGCCAACTCTTTGAAAGCCTACAAGAAAAAGCATGGCCTGTTTGATTACACCGACATGCTGGAGCTTTTTGCGGACACTGCTCAAGTTGCGTGCCCACAGTTCAAGCTTGCGATGCTTGACGAAGCACAGGACCTGTCGCCTCTACAATGGAAGATAGCGCACGCCATCGACGGGCGGTCAGAGCGGATGTACTGCGCTGGTGACGACGATCAGGCCATCTACAAGTGGTCTGGTGCAGACGTAGAGCATTTCATAAATTTGGACGGCGGCAGCGAGGTACTGGAGCAGAGCTACCGTGTCCCATCCAACATTCATGCGATTGCAGAGCGGATCTGCGGACGCATCAAGCGCCGGTTCCCCAAGAAGTACCTGCCCAAGAAAGCAGACGGCAAGCTGGAGCGACTGACTGACTTCTTTGAACTGGATATGCGTGAAGACACGTGGCTCTTTCTGGCACAAGCCAATTACTTTTTGGCACCGGTACAGCAATTTTTAAAAAGTCAGGGCTACTACTTCGAGTACGGTGGTGGTGTGCGCAGCGTCAGGGACAAAATACGTGTGGCGTTATCTGCGTGGGGGTGCTTGCAGAGCGGTGACCCGATCTCTTTCGACGCAGCCAAGGCCATGTACTCTTTCATGTCAGGCAACGGCGGACGTGTCTCACGTGGCCACAAGAAGATCGTAGGCGATCCCGATGCGTTATTTACCTACGAGGACCTGCGAGACTTCAACGGCTTGCTGGCAAAGCCAGAGATGTCTTGGAACGAGGCTCTCGACAAACTGCCGGACGTCGATGTGGCGTATATCAACGCCTTGGTGCGGCGGGGCGAGGACCTGACGGCAGAGCCGCGCATACGTCTGTCTACGATTCACGGAGCGAAGGGCGGCGAGGCAGACAACGTTGTGCTGTTTACCGACATCACCGCAGCCGCAGAGGCCAGTATGGCTAGTGATCCAGACTCCATGCACCGCGTGTTCTATGTGGCTGTAACGCGCACGCGGCAGAATTTGTACACCTTGGAACCCACAGATTTCTACAGGAGCTACGCGCTATGAGCGACATGGTTAACTCACCCAGCCATTATGCTGACTCAGAAATTGAATGTATCGATGCTATGGTCGCGGCTTTCGGCCCAGAGGCAGTGCAGATATATTGCCGTTGCGCTAGCTTCAAGTACCAATGGCGTGCCGGTAAGAAGTTCGATGCGGTTGAAGATTTAAAAAAATCCATTTGGTATACGCGCTTTGCGCTGGGCGATGACCCAAGGAAAGACGATGCAGAAGGAAACTAGGCTTCAGTTCCCGTTGTTTGCTACTGAGACAGAATGGACGGCACCGTATGAGTTTGTTGACCTGACCGGTGCCAAAGAGATTGCGATTGACCTAGAGACACGTGACCCCAACCTCAAGCAGATGGGTCCGGGTTGGCCCCGCAAAGACGGCGATGTCGTCGGTATCGCAGTGGCTACGGAGGGCTTTGAAGCCTACTACCCTATTGCGCATCTCGGTGGAGGTAACCTCGACAAAAGGCAGGTGCTGCGTTGGCTGGGTAAGCAGTTATCCACAGACTGCCCGAAGATCATGCACAACGCACCTTACGATCTAGGCTGGCTCAAGGCGCTAGACGTGCCGGTGAACGGCCCGATCATCGATACCATGGTAATGGCGGCCCTGCTCGACGAAAACCGATTCAGCTACAGCTTGAACGCCCTGTCTTACGACTATCTGGGCCTAGCGAAGTCAGAGAAGCTTCTGACGCAGGCTGCGGTGGAGTTCGGGGTAGACCCAAAGGGTGAGCTTTGGAAGCTCCCTGCGCAGTTTGTGGGGCCGTATGCAGAGCAAGACGCACGGCTAGCATACGATCTGTACAAGTTCTTCCGCGTTGAAATTAACAAGCAGGACCTAGAAACCATCTTCGATCTCGAAACACGGCTCACGCCCTGCCTGATCGACATGACTTACCGTGGCATACGGGTCGATTTAGAGAGATGCGAAAGGTCCAAGCAACAACTTTTGAAAAGAGAGAAGCAGACCTACCGCGATATCGAAAAAGAGGCGGGCTTTGAGGTAGAGATTTGGGCGGCAACTTCTCTAGCAAAAGCATTCGATCAGCTAAAAGTTGCCTATCCACGCACGGTCAAGGGCGCGCCCTCTTTCACCAAGGCGTTTCTCAGCGAGAACCCGCACCCGTTTGCGAAAATGATCGTCGAGGCACGTAACCTAAATAAGATCCAAGGCACTTTCATAAATAATATTATGAAATTTGTAGGCTCCGACTGCCGTATCCACGGGCATATCAACCAGTTGCGTAGCGATGAGGGAGGCACCGTATCTGGTCGTTTGTCCATGTCGAACCCAAACCTTCAGCAGATCCCTGCACGCGATCCAGAGCTTGGGCCGATGATCCGCAGTTTGTTTTTGCCAGAAGAGGGCGAACTATGGGCAGCCATCGACTACTCGCAGCAAGAACCACGGATCTTGACCCACTACGCCAGCGTTTTTGGCACGTGGAAAGGTTTACCACTGGGCGGGGCCAAAGAATTCGTGGATGGGTATACGAACAATCCGGACATGGACTTCCATACCATGGTTGCCGAGATGGCAAACATTAGCCGCAAACAAGCCAAGACGATCAATTTAGGCATGATGTACGGCATGGGCGTGCGTAAGCTGGCCGATCAACTGGATCTGGAGTTTGATGACGCCAAAGAACTGACGCAGCAGTACCACAAGCGGGTGCCGTTTGTGAAAGAGCTTATGAATGGCGTGTCACGGTCCGTGGATCAGAAGTCGGACGGCTCACTGCGATCTTTGAAAGGCCGTAAGTGCCGTTTTGATATGTTTGAACCTATGGGATACGACGTGCAGAAAGCGATGCCTTTGAAAGAAGCCAAGGCAACCTATGGCGAGACTGCCCCGCTGAAGCGTGCGTACACGTACAAGGCGCTGAACAGGCTGATACAGGCATCTGCGGCGGACATGACCAAGCAGGCCATGGTCGATCTGTATGAACGCGGAGAACGGCCCTTGTTGCAGGTCCATGATGAACTAGGGTGTAGCGTGGCAAGCATAGAGCACGCCAAGAAAATACGCGGCGTTATGGAGTCTGCGATTAAGCTTCAGGTGCCGAGCAAATGCGATATAGATCTTGGACCGTCATGGGGCGAAACCAAAGAAATATAGTTGCATTCATATGCGATTTGCGCGATAATCTCCTGCATGGATACTACAAAATGGAAGTCGATTCTGGTGCCAATGCCGGTGTATCGACAGATCAAAGAGATTGCGCAGTTAGAAGACCGCACGATCAGCGGACAACTGCGTAAGATTTTTAATGAGTGGAAAGAAGACCGAGCTAGAGAGGCGCGCGCACTCGACTCCGCTTAGATAAAAACCGTCTGCGCAGTTCCAATCGGCAGCAGTTGATTGTTGTCATCCATTCTTTCGATTTTTCCTCTGATGCATCAGGGTAAGCAACCAAGAGCGACGACGTATCCAACAATTTTTGTTGGATGTCGCTGATTTTTTCGACCTTGGCTAATTCTTCAATAACTTTCGTTGTGAGCGTTTTACCCACTTCACTCGCCGCCAAGTTTGAGTGCCTCCAGCTTCTGTTCGACAGATGTCCACGTGTCTTTGATGCACTGCTCTTCGCTCTTGCTATGGCTATGAAACCAAAAGCACGTACCGATCAAGCCGTGAATCCTTGGATCGTCCTTAGAACTTTTTAAAAGTCTCAGTAAAAACAGCCCTTCTTCGGCGGACAGATTGAGTGAAAGGGTTGCTTCTTCGGTTTCTGTCACTTTTAGTCCCATGTTTTTATATCCTTCCCTATTTTGATCCTGCCGTAGGGGTTACGCCCTTCAAATTCTGAAGATGTTTCGATGCCTACAGCGCCATCGACGTACCAAGAATCTTTCTCTGCCCTCAAGCCGGTCCACACAATGTCGGTCGATGTTTCCGTTCGCGTATTGAACGGAGTGCCGTTCGGTATACTGGAAATATGTTCAACCTCTCCGTACCACGTGCAGCCTTGAAGCAGTAACACGGTTAACAAACTCAGAACGAATTTCAAAAATGTCCTCCTAAAAAGCCCCGCCTGTCTCGGCACGCGGACGGGGTCACACGCATTTCGAGGCTGGAGCACCTCTGCCGATCCCGCCTGTGGGCACGCGGACGGTCGCGCAAGGAGAGAGTATGTTCAACCTCCCTGCCCAAGAAGTGCCGTCTTGTGGGCACGCGGACGGCGCGCGCTTGGAGGGGAGTGATAGCCCCAACCCAAACTGGTTTGCCCCAGAGCATATCAATTATTTCGGCCTAACCGGAACAACCGATTGCAGTTCTGTATCAAAGTCAAACTCGCAGGAAGCCTGCGCCTCAAGCTTCTTCCGTAATTGTAATAAACGCCCCTCTCGAAGATAAAGCGCGTGGTAGGTTGAGTTACTGACCGCGTAATCTTCCGTTTGATCTTCAAAACGTTGGTAATCATCTTTGATATCCATCGCAGTTTTAAACAAAAGATCCAACAACATTGCGATATCGTCGTCCGTGACAAACAAAGCAGTGCCTTTGGCGACATGCGCGACTTGCGGGTCCTCACTGTCACGCAAGTACGCCCGCACACGGTCCACGGTTAGCTCTGAGGGCCTTTTGATCGTCCCGAGCGCAAACCCCTTCATCGTGGAGTAATCCACCCCCACCGCTTGCGCCATGGCCTTGATCCCTGCCGTGAGCTTTTTGCCCGATTTTTGCGCCGCCTCTTCTGCCCGATCTTGAATCTCGGTACGCATTTCCAACAGCGTAAGATTATTTACTAACATCACTATCTCCTATACCAAAAAATTTACACATTGCTTTGAATTTTAAAAAGTTTACGGTGTTGACCGGTAGCATCGCAGTCAGATTGCTGACGATGTCGTCCAGTTCTTCACGCTCCGTCTTTGTCTGATCCGGAAGCATCTGCATCACCAGCCCCTGATACAGGGCTTCCTCTGCGGTTTCTGGATTTTTGTCCATGCTGTAACTCATTCACTTTCTCCAACAGGGTTTCCATTTGCTGTTCCATCAAGGACAGCCGCTCATCAAGACCAAGAACCAGCGTTACCACTTTCTCCGCTTCTTCTTCGTCAAAAATTATCGTGAGTTCGCCTTTCACTTATGGCCTTCGAGTTCGTTAATGCGGATCTTTTCAGCCGTCTTTTCGTAAATTTGTCGCGCCCTTACAGCAGAAAAACCAAACTCATCACCTATTTCACGGTACGTTTTACCGGCTTGGCGCATCTCAAAGATTTGTCGGCTTCGATTAGTAACTTTATGCCTTGGTTGGCGGGCCGGTTGCCTGAGCGTCAAGTCGTATCTAGCCAACCCCTCTTTGACGTCGGTCAAACAGCGTTTGCCAAAGTTGCCAATTTTTAAAAGGTCAGCCTCGGTGCGTTGCACCAGTTCGCCGATGTAGTGGATGCCTTCCGACAACAGGCGATTACGCGCACGAATAGTCAATTCCAAATCTTCGATTGAACGCAAAAGCACAGGGTTTGTCGGATCGACCGTGTTGTCCTCAATGGCAATCGTCTCCACGTTGATCACGTTGTCAGACCAGTTCGCTTGGTCCCTAGCCCACGCACCCGCTTGCTCTGCCGTTTGCGCCTGCACGTTTCTCACAAGACTCGTTTGGATTCT